AAATGCCAGTATCAGTGGACCTCGATAACGAGAAAACCCATATTCTTATTAACGCTGAATGGCGTTACAAAGAGCTTTGCAAAGGTCTTCCGGGGTCCTCTTGGTCTCAGGCAGACCAAGTTTGGCGAGTGCCTTTGGCATGGTCTAGTTGCCTCGCCCTACGCTCTACTTTCCGTGACGAATTGACTATTGGCCCAGAGCTTTCTGCTTGGGCAGAGAACGAAGTAAACACCCGTATTAGCCCTTCTATGGCCCTTAGAGAGCTTGAGACAGCAGATGGGGACGAAGACCTATTCCCGCACCAAAGAGCTGGCGTAGCCTTCCTTGCGACCGCTAAGAAGGCCCTTCTAGCAGACGAGCCAGGTCTTGGTAAGACCGCTCAGGCTATCCGTGGACTTAAGCGTATTCAGGACAATGGCGAGGATGTCTTCCCTACTTTAGTAGTCTGCCCGAACACCCTAAAGAAGAACTGGGCCCGTGAATTTAAGATGTGGTGGCCGGGAGTCACAGTTCAAGTAATTAAGGGAACTGCTGCTCAGCGCAAGAAGCAATTTGAGACTGAAGCAGATGTTTATGTTATTAACTGGGAGTCTTTGCGTGCCCACTCTCGTCTTGCTCCATACGGCTCAGTTGCTCTAACTCGCTGCTCCGATTGCGGTGGTCACGATGACGGAGTGTCTGAAACACGCTGTGAAGTACACCAGCGAGAACTTAACAAGATTGATTTCAAGGCCGTAATTGCCGACGAAATTCACCGCTCTAAAGAGCCAAAGTCTAAGCAGACTCGTGCTCTATGGTCTGCTTCTGGAGATGCACAGATTCGTTTTGCGCTTACAGGAACCCCTATTGCTAACAATGTTGTTGACCTTTGGGCAATCCTTCACTGGCTGTCACCTAAAGACTGGCCTTCAAAGACTAAGTGGATTGACCGCATGATTGACACAATGCTTAATGCATTTGGTGGCATGTTGGTTATTGGTGTAAAGCCTCATATGCAAGATGAGTTCTACAAGGGAATTAATCCTCATATGCGTCGCATGCTTAAGAAAGTTGTACTTCCTTGGCTTCCTGAAGTTATGAATGAGCGTCGAGATGTTGAAATGTCAACTAAGCAAAAGAAGGCTTATGAGCAGATGCGCGACACAATGATTGCTGAACTTGAAGGTGGAGAAGCATTAACTGCTCCCTCTATCTTGACTCAAACAACTCGCTTAGTGCAGTTTGCAAATGCCTATGCAGAGATTGTTGTCAACGAAACTACTGGAGAGCCAAAAGCTATTTTGTCAGAGCCTTCTTGTAAGGTTGACCAATTGATGGATGATATCTCTCACGGTGACTTTGGCGATGACTCAGTGGCAGTCTGCGCCGTATCTCGTCAATTGATTGAACTCCTAAGTGCTGCAATGACTAAGGCAAAGATTGAGCACGGCCTAATCACTGGCGCTCAGGATGAAGATGAGCGACAGAAGGCTATTGACGACTTCCAATCAGGGAAGATAAAGTGGATTTTGTTTACAGCACAGGCGGGAGGAGTTGGAGTTACTTTGACTGCTGCTCGTCGTTTGATTATGCTTCAACGCCCTTGGTCACTTGTTGACCATAAGCAAGCGTTGGACCGTGTACACCGAATCGGGTCAGAGATTCACGACTCAATCATCATCACGGATTATGTAACAGAAGGCACCATCGAAGAACGAGTTTTACAAGTCCTTGAAACCAAGGCAGATAACTTTGAGCAGATTGTTCGTGACAAGGACCAGCTACTCAATCTTCTTAAAGATGATAAGGCAGGCAAACTATGAGTGATGTAATACGTCTTTCCAATTCGGAGATTCAAACATTCAAGGACTGTCGCCGTCGCTGGTGGTTGACTTACTATCGACGTCTACAGCCAAAGTACAAAGACAGCACAGGTGCTCTTGCACTAGGTACTCGTATCCACGCTGCTCTTGATGATTACTATGCCAATGGAACCCCGCTTCTACAGGCACACGCAAACCTTGTAAATGCAGAGAAAGAACTTTTGCTACAAGACTTCCGTGATGTCTCCGAGTTAGAAAAAGAAGCCGAACTTGGGCACATCATGCTTGATGGGTACTTGCAGTGGAATGAAGAGGAAGGCATTGATGCTGACCTTGAAATGATTTCTACAGAAGAAACAATTGTCATGCCAATGTTTAACGGAGAAGTCGAGCTACAAGGAAAGCTTGATATGCGTGTTCGTCGCAAGGCTGATGGCGTTCGCATGTTCCGTGACTTTAAAACTGTTGGTGGTTCACTTTCAGACTTTGCAAATCTTGCTCCTATGAATGAGCAGATTCTTACATACATGGTTCTTGAACAAAGCAAAGATAAAAATGGAGAACGCTCTGACGGCGGTATCTTCACAATGCTAAAGAAGGTTCGTCGTAGTGCTGCTGCAAAGCCACCGTTCTATGACCAGATTGAAGTTCGACACAATATCTTTACCCTGCGTTCCTTTTGGGACCGCTTACACGGAACTGTTACAGACCTCATGCGAGTTCGTACAGCTCTTGATAAGGGTGAACAACCAAGCTTCCACGCATACCCAACCCCATCTCGGGATTGTAAGTGGAAGTGCAAGTTCTACTCAGTATGTACTCTCGTTGATGACGGAAGTGCTGCAGAGCAGGCAATAAGCGAAATGTTCGTAGAGGCTGACCCATATGCTTACTACGGCGAAGAGAAGAAAGGAAACGAGTGACACATGAGTGAAATCCAACGGTCATTGACCGCAATGGTTTACGGTGAGTCTAAAGTTGGTAAATCCAGCTTTGCTGTAACAGCCCCATACCCACGCTTGATGCTCGACGTTGAAGGTGGACACCGCTTCCTCCCAATCGTCGTCAAGTACTGGGACCCACTGCGTGAGGAACCACCTATTGCAGACGGAACTTGGGACACTGTTGTTGTACAAGTACGCGACTACGACACAGTAGTTAAGGCTTATCAATGGCTACAACTAGGTAAGCACCATTTCAAATCACTAATCATTGACTCCATTTCGGAGTTGCAGGTTAAGTGTATGGATAGCATCGCAGGTAGCGAGCAGATGAAGATGCAACAGTGGGGCGAACTTCTTCGTCACATGGGTGGTCTTCTACGCGACCTTCGCGATTTGACTATGCACCCAACTAATCCACTTGAGGCTGTTGTTTTAACAGCAATGTCTCGAGTGACTCAAGATGGTAAGCATCGTCCATATCTGCAGGGACAACTTGCAATTCAAGCACCATATTTTTACGACATCCTTGGTGCTTTGACTATCGAGCAGTTCCCTAATCCAGACCCACTTCAACCTCCTTACAAGGTTCGTCGTATGTACGTCGAGCGAACTAATGAGTATGAAGCAGGCGAGCGAGTCCAAGGACGCCTTGGAGCAATCGTTGAACAAGACAAGCTTTCCATCGAGGTAATGCTTGACACAATCTTCGGACCAAAGCAGGCCGAAAAATCCACCACTAAGAAAGAGAAAGAGGCAACAGCATGAGCAGTCTAAATTGGGCAGACCTCATTAAGGATGCTGGCGAGTCCGCATCATATGAACCACTACCTGACGGAGATTACGATTTAGTAGTCCTTGAAGGAACCGCAAAGGTAACGCAGTCTGGAAAGACTATGTTCTCTCTTAAGGCACAGGTTGAGGGCGGTGCATTCAACAAGCGTCTCGTTTGGGATAATCTTGTTGTTTCTCCAGACAACTCAACTGCTTTGGGCATCTTCTTCCGTAAGATGGCTGCTCTTGGTCTTAATCGTGACTTCTTTGACCGTGCACCAAGCAATGCTCAGATTGAGCAGGCAATGGTCGGTCGTAAGTTCCGTGGTCAACTTGGCACACGCACTTACAACGGTAACAAGTCAAACGAAATTAAGAACTACTACCCAGCTTCTGCAGCAACAACTGCATCAGCACCAGCGCCTGCAGCAGCAGCGCCTGCACCAGCACCAGCGCCAGCGCCTGCACCAGCACCAGCGCCAAGTGCTGCCCCTTCAGCGCCGTTCTAAAAACGGTCTGGATTTTAACTGGATTGCCACCCAACGATTTTTGTTGGGTGGCTTTCTAGTTAGAAGTCAAAAACTTTAGGAAGGTATAACAATGAAAATACTAATAACTGGATGCACTGCACAGCAGGCTTCCACAAAGACAGCTTTGAGAACACCAACATTCTCTGCACTTCTTGCAAAAGCATTTCAAGATGGTGGCTTTGATGTGTCGGTAGTAGAGCCTTCAGTTCACTTAACAACAGAACAACTTAGTGAATATAGCCAAGTTATTGTCGGCATTGCTCCTCCTACAAGCTTATCTGCAAATAAGGTGTACCCAGCATTTGCAATTGCCAATAAAGCAAGAAAGATTGGAAATCTTGCGCTATTTATTGATGCGCCTGAGCCTTACAAATTGCAAGCATCTTTAAAGTCTGTGTCTCTAAATGTTGCAGACTTAACTAAAGAGTTTTATCAAAGAAGAAAAGGTTATTCTCATCTGATAAACAACCCAGAGGTTAAAGCGGATGTTTATGAGTTCAATGAGTTTCTTTACACCCAAGAGTGGCCTACAACCTACTTCCCAAGTTTTCCTTGGTCTAACCCTCTTGCAATTTCTCAAGCGATTAGCAACATCAACCAAGTTAATTTAATCTCAGTAAACCCTGACGCTCACATTCTAAGAGCTCCGTATGTAGAGCCTAAATTTCATATTCTTAAAGAGTATTGGACCTGCGACTCGGTGGGGACGAAATGGTCTTCTACAATAAAAGAAACTTTAAAATATGATGTTATACCTTCTCGCGCATCCCGCTGGGAGAAGGAAGTTTATACCTTAGAGCGCATTCAAAAATCCATTGGAACGTTGGTAAGTGTTTACCGTGGCAATGAGCCATGGTGGTCTCCAGCGCTCGCACAGAGCCTCTCAGTGGGGGTTCCTGTGGTCACTGACTGGCGTAGTAGTGCAATTGCTGGTCCAGAGTGGACTTACTTAGCAAGTTCAATTGAAGAGATGGAAGATAGCGAAAGGTTTGATTTAGCAGTTGCTCAAAAGGAATCATATCTTCGTGTAATTCCTACTTGGCAAGAAACTATAGACGGTCTATTACAAACTATAAAAGTAACCGCTTAATCTTTACTAAACAACTAAAAAGTACTAGAATCAGACTCGAAAGGAGTCCTAATGGCAGAGTTAGATATGGACTGGGTTAAGTCCCAACTCCAAGCAGCAAAAGTACGAAAGCCAGTTGGTGACGCAACTATGAAGTTGGTGGAACTCTTTGATTCGTTTGAGAATCTAACACCAGAGTTTAAAAACCAAACTATTGAAATGTTTTCCAAGCTTGCTCTTGGTCACATCGTTATTAAAGAAAACAAAGATGAAAAATGGGTTCCAGTACGCCCAGGTGATATTAAGGTAGCAGAACAAGTTCGAGTCAGAGCAGATGCTTTCGATGGTGAGCTTGGCATGATACACAATGGTCGCCGTGGAGTAGTAGTTGGTGTTCGTTATGGAGATGTCATTGTAAAAATGACTGACGGTAAAGAGCCGCAAATGGAAGGTGCCCACTACCCACCAATCAAGCTAGAAAAGCTTATTTTGGTATGAGAACCACGACTCTCAAGTTCCATGTAGTTGGAGATAGTTACGATGAGCTGACAAGCGCGGCTGATGTAGCTATCTCCAAATTCTTGAGGTCGGAAGATGATGATTACGAATTTGACGAAGAGTATGAAGAACCTTTGCGGCACAGTATCAATTACGAACTTATAGTCTCAGAAAATATAAATCAATCAGATAACCATCAATACACAGCCGAAGTGATTGCGAGAATTAAAGATGTCAGATAACGAACAAAAACCTTTATACACAGAGCAGGCAACAACAGCAAAACCATCAGACGATACCCCTGTAAGAGTTCAAGCTCTTCGTGAAGCAGCTCGAATTATTAATGGTGACCGTAATGCTCAGTACGGCGGTCCAGAAGAGAATTTTACTAATATTGCAAAAGTATGGTCAGTAATTTTTCAACGTGAGTTCACAACAGAGGATGTTGCAATGGCAATGATTGGGATGAAATTAGCTAGATTTGTAGCTAACTCTGGATTCCAACCAGATACTTGGATTGATATTGCAGGATATGCAGGGTGCGGCTACGAAGTGTCAAAGACTCTGTATGAGGGCTAAATCTCCAAGCGAATTTGAAAATGCTGAATGCTCGTCTATTGACGTCAATTTATTTTATGAAAAAGACTACGACGACTTAGATTCAAAGACTATTAATGGCAACTATCAAGAAGCAAAGAAGATTTGCTTTGGTTGTCAGCATAGAGTTGAATGCGCTGAGTGGGGTATTCTTAACGAAACTCACGGTATGTGGGGTGGTTTAACTCCTAGAGAGCGTCAAAAGCTTAGGAAGATTCGTGGCATAAAAGTCACAAATGCAACTTTAAGCTAAGCGGTAGACTTAATATATGAGCGGAAAAAAGATTATGTCTCCTATGCCAGTATGTGAATCATGTTGGATAAAAGAGCACGCCCGTTGGGAACCTGAGAGCGTTGACGATACTGGAAACATTCTTATGCGTCTTAAAGGCGTAGATGTCCCTCAAAAACTTAACACGGGGAATGTAGAAGTTTGCTCTAAATGTGGGGAGATTACTGTTTCTGGAATATTTGAACTTATGAACCCTCAGGTGGTTTTCTACCCAGCTGGTAAGCATTTCCTGACTCCTATAGATGAACACTATGAAACTGGCCTAGAGGAAGAAGAAGAGCTTTGAAAGATGTAAGAGTTGGTGAGTCCTTGTGGCAGCAGTGGCATGGAGATGGCTACGAGCCTAAAACAGATTCAGAAATAATCTATTTCACCGAGGGTCATGTTGATATGGACAATGAGCTTGTTCGCAGGGGGCTGGCATCTACTTTACAAAGAGACGGTGTTGCCGACTCTTTAGCAGATGGATTTAAATTAATAGAATCAAGCTCAACGGATATTGGGTGGGCTGGAGTTATTATAGATGAAAAAGAGTACTGGGCTTGTGACGAAAATGGAGAGACAGAGTACGGAGATTCTGTTGAAAACACCGTTTTAATTACTTGGATAGAAATTTAGTTTTTTAGTTGTTTAGTGCACTATTTTTATAACAATTTGGTAACATAGTTATGTGTGGAAACCTGCAACTAATTTAAATTGGCAAAAAGACTCCCTCTGCGCTAAACCAGAGTACCGTGAGTCTAGAGATTGGTTTTTCTCAAAAGAGCCCAAAGAAAAATACGACGCAAAAAACCTATGCTTTGGTTGCCCTGTACGCCGTCAATGTTTGCAGTGGGCTTTAGAGCATCGTCAAATTTGGGGTATTTGGGGCGGCAAAGACGAAGTTGAAATACGTCGAGCACTCTCTGTTTCTTATAAGGGAGAAGAAGCGCGTCGTCGTAGATTCCCAAATTGTCCATACTGCTCGGCTCGTCCATCAAAACTACAAACAAGTTCCGTAGAAGTTCCAGGCGGAGGTCGTTGGACTGTTGCCAAAATTATTACATGCGAAGTCTGCAGTTTTTCGTGGAGAAGTCGCACAAGCTTTAATGCAGTTGAACTTTATAACCTTGAGCGTCTAGAAAAACTAGAAAAGAAACTAAAAGAAAAAGAAAAGAAAGCAAAGAAGGCTAAGAAGCCTTCAAAGCCTTCTCGCAAAACTCTAAGTTCTTAATCATACGCTCGTTATCTGGTTCAATCGCAACGGCATTCTTTGCGTGCTTTAGTGCAAGGTCATACTTTCCAAGCCAGTAAGCAGAGATAGAAGCGTAGTCATGTGGCGCTGCTCCCCAAGACTCTGCTTCGCATAGATACTCTAAAGGCTTTTCTACAATTGCTAAAGCAGATTCTGCAGCTTCTAAACATTTTTCCCAAGACTTACGTTCATAGTAAAGTTTTGCAAGGTCTACAAAAGGTTCGCGACGACCGGGAGCTTGGTCTATTGCTTTACGGAACCAAATCTCCGCTTCTGCTGGCAATGATTTACCAATAAAGCGCATTGATGCTGCACGCTCTGGTGCCCACTGCGCTGTAGGTAGTTCAAGATGACGTTTAAGTTCTGCTGCTGCTTCCATATATCTTCCATAGAAATACAGCTCACGACCGTAGTAAAACGCATTGCGGTCGTTATATGGGTCCTCTTTTACAGAAAGAGCAAGTAGCGGAAGATACTGTGCACGAGACTTTGTTGGGTCTGGATGGTGGTGAGTCTCTAACCCCTCAATCCACTCTTGTTTCTCTTCAATTGAGTAAGAGTAGAGACACTCATGTACTGGGTGACGCCAGCGGTAGCCCTTGCGTGCGTGGATGTGGTCGTAGCTGAATTCCAAACCTGGAGTTCCATCATCATTCCAAGACCAAATGTGCTTATAGCGAGGACGAGTTACCCCCCGCTCCCACGCTGCTTCCAATAAAGGACGCCATCCTGGTTTAATAACTTCATCCATATCAAGAGAGATACACATATCAATATCTAAAGGGAGTGCAGCTAACGCAGCATTGCGCGAGTCATCAAATCGCCAAGGAGAAACTCGAACATCTACAACATTGATTCCAAGTTCGCGAGCACGCTCAACCGTTCCGTCGGTAGAGCCAGTATCAGCAATAAGAAGATAGTCAGCTTCTTTGGCTGTTTCAAACCATGTGTCAACAAATTGACGCTCGTTGAGTGCAATAGTGTAAATTGCTACTTTCATTTTTCTCCTAGGTTTATGCGAAGTAGGCTCATAGTTTATTTATATTCTTTTCTAGTCCAGTGGAGTTTTTTATATAAACCACCCAAAGACCTTCTACTGTCATAGGCTTGTTGAATAGCTTCTTGCTCTTCTGTCGAGTTTCCTTCTAGAGAGCTCCAATCATCTCTTTTATATGGAAAAAGCTGAGCTATAGGAGTGCCAGCTTTTATTATGCCCTCGAAGCCATCTTTTAAGAAAAAAGGAATCATTCCAGACGAATAGTATGAGTCGCTATCCATTATTCCCGAAAGAGTAGTAAAAGGTAAGTCATATCTATTCATAGGATGTGTTACTAAAACGCTGTAACCCTTTGGAACTTTTATACCAAACTGTCCTACCCAAGCATAGTGAACTTCACTATGACCAGCTGGTCTAGGTATAAGAGCACCTGATGACTGGTGTCTAATAACTAAAGGGTCTGGCTCAGCGAGCCAATTTAAGTTTGCGTAACCATTGTCCGCTTGAGTTACCTGTATATCAGTCCAAAGTTCTATCATGTATCCAGAAGTCATAACTTCTAGAAAAGGGACGCAGTGTTTTAAACCTTGATTAGTTGAATAATTGGATATAACTGGTCCATCAGAGCCTATCCATCTTTCAGACTTTTTGTACCAATCAGGGACATAGTTTAAAGACGGTTTAGGTATCGGAAGATTCACTCTAGTTTTCAGACTTTTATCTTTAATCAAAGAAGGGTCTGAGCCAAAAGTTGCTTCCCTTATAAAAGTTATTTTTTTCATATCACTATGTCTCTCTCTAATTAATTCTAGATTTAGTTTTTATCTTCTTCTACTACTTCTGAGATTTTTTTATCGTCTTTGTACAAGAAAACAGAGTCAACAAATTGTACTTCTCTCTTGCTAACATAGCCACCATCTTTATCAAGTTTTAAATCTGCTATCTCTTTATTAGGTGCAATAATTTGCACTACCATCGTTACTTCATAGGTGTAGCAGTATGTCTCAGACACATCTAGAATGTCTTTTTTCTGATTTTCCGTCATTGTGTTCTCCTTATTTTATAGTTATGGTACTAGACTACTTTAGTTTTTTAAACCAGCGCTGGTACCCCTGAAGCACTTCAGCTATCCTATCATCATATATTGCGCTAAAGGCATCAATTGCCATCTTAGGTTCTTTTATAGCTCCTAAGCCAGCTGACCATTGATAGTCATCAAAAGCTAGAATTCCGCCTACATTAAGGCACTCGTAGGCTGCTACAGCATCTTTTAAGACGCCATACGCAGTATGGTCCCCATCGATGTAGATAAAGTCATACATTTCCCTGTTATTTTGAAAAAAGCTATCGCTCGTTCCTTTGTATTTAATAATTTTTCTATCAGCTCTTCCAGCAGA